ATGTTGGCTGTTTGATTGATCTGCCATTTCACACAACTTTTTATCTAGCAAATCACGAGTTTGATCTAGACAGTCGTGCATGTCTTTGACGCCCACTTTGAGTTCGTCAAGTTTTTCTTCTATTTGGTCTACTTTGGTTTCAACTACCGCTACCCGCTCAGGTAGTGCAGCCAGTTGTGCTACCGCGTCTTTAGTGGCCATTGTGGCTGTTTCCTTGTATGTTAAGTCAGGTGCTCGCTCCGAGCCATGTGCCTAAGTTAGTAACTGCCTAATGGGTGCCTTTGAACTAGTATTTATGCCAACTGTGTAAAAAACACACTTTGTCTAAATCATCGTTACCCAAGTATTTATCATGTCGCCTTGAGTTTGAAAGGCAGCTGGGTCGATGTCTTCACTGTTTTCTAAATCAACAACCACAGGCACATGGTTGAGATCGTGTACCAACAGATATACAGGATCTCCGTTCTGTAGGAACACCTGATCACGTTCACAATCAAACTCCCAGGTCCAATGTGTGGCCTTGCCTGAGGCTGGGTCTGGTAGTCTGCCAGTGTGCTTTGTAGGATCTCTATGCCACTCCACATTGGATCGCAGACCTATGGCCTGTAGTAGACTATTGAAGTTGGCCTGTTGACCAAGTTTGAGATTGTTGGTTTCTTCTCTTGCAGGGTTAGTGCGAGTAATATCGACCAAGGTTATAATTTTGTATCGTGCCATTATGTATGTATTTAACTCATAGAAATTCAGCCAACAAAAAAGGACCTTGCGGTCCTTTAGTGCTTCCCATCCCTGAGAATAAACTTAATTTAGAATTAAGCGAATGTGATACCTGTTGGTACTACTGTGTCAACTGCACAAGTACCACCAATTGCTGCAACAATCTCAGCTTCTAGTTTAGCGTAAGATGCATCACTTAGTGATGGGCTTGCTGCTGAACCGTCGTTGAGTGTGTCGTCTGCGTAACCAACGATCAAACCAGTTGCTGATGGTGTACCAATTACAAAGATCTCGCCATAGTTTAGAGCACAGCGAACTGCTTTTGATAGGTTGCTGTTGGTTGATGCTTTGCTAGTTGTAAGATCGCCCGATGTTAACGAAGCAACTACAATCTTAACAAAACGTAGTTTACGTGTGCTGAACTGTGATGCTGGATCAACAAATTTGAATGCGTTTGCACCTACGCGAGCTGCTTGGATTTCTGCACCAGCGTTGTCATAAATTTGTGCTACTGTTGAAATGTCTGCCATGATAAATTCTCCTTGATCAATGACCTCGCTCAGAGGCCGGCAATGTTAGGAACCACCTTGGTTCCTATGCAAGTATTTATATTGGATTGGAAAAATTAGGGGTTTTGATGCTTTAATCAGCTCTAAATGGGGTCCAACGATCGCGTGGTACTAGTTTTGAACCACCTGCGACATAGCCTTCTCCACCAGGCTTGCCACCAGTGCTTTGTTCTATTTCACCGCCAGCACCATCAAGCTCACGGATCACTTCGTCTTTGGCCGCCATGATCTCACGTACTAGTTCAAACAGCAGATCCATAACTCCGGGATGACGTTCGCTGTGGGCCTGTACTTTGGCTGCTTTGGCTGGGGACTTGGCAAGAAACTGCATGAACGCATCAGTGTTGATGTTGTCTAGCTGTTTGGCCTTGCTCTGAGTATTCACAAAGGTGTATATCTCAGTTTGTAGATAGCCCATGCCTGCCACAGGAGCCAATAGGCCGTTGATCTTTGACTGGTTCTTGGCCAAGGCTTCTATCTTGGCTAGATTTTCCGCACCTACTGCTGGTCTGTGGCTGACACTGGTTAGTCCGAATACTTGAAGTGCAGGAGTGTTATTAAACAGCGCTGGATTATCAAAGTCTTCTCCACTCTTGTCTCCAAAATAACTGAATACCTTGTGAGCTGCCACGGCTACTTTGGCCTTAGCCAGTGCTCGACCTGTGTCGCTGTTGACCATCACTGAGTAAGTGACTTGAAGGGGTGTGAATGAGATCCTGCCATCTGCACCTGTGTATGGCTTGCCCGGATGGAACAGGATATCACCGTAGACATAACCACGGAAATCTTTGGGCGTGGCAGCTTCAAATATGGGCCACATCGCGGCCATATCGCCAGCAAACTTTTCACGCCAATCTTCGCCTTTGCCGCGACTCATAATAAACTGTTTTAGTTCTTCAGGACTCGATGATTTGCCTTCTTCACGTCCCCAGTTGTTCTTGCCCACCATGCGGAATGTGCCATCGTCCTCACGTCCCCAATACACTGTGGGATTGCCATCCCATTTGATAGTGATATTGGTTTCAGGTTTGGCCAAGTCTTTGAGGAGCTGTATGGCCTTGACTGCACCGTTGGTTTCTGTGAATACTAGATCTTCAAGGTGGTTGAACTCTCTGCCAACTTTCTTGGCAGGCGGTGCTTCATCTTCTAATAACAGTTCCCAGAATCTCATTTTACTATTTCTATGAGTTGACGCATCCAACCTATACTTCCTGGTCGGTAGCTTTCTATTTGATTGGCTTTGGGCAGTTCTATGCCCTGACGACCTAGCGTTTCTCTAGCACCTGCAACTAGTTCTTCATAGTTGGGCAGTTTTTTAATATAGTTAAGGATGGCATCTACTGAACGAATGTCTTTGACTGTGGCGGTCTGTCCCAACAGTTCTTTGGCAATCTGGTTCCAATCATTGCCATTGGGCAGCAGTTCATCTGTTTGTGGATTTAATATCCCATGCTTGGGACTGTACTTCATGTTCTTGGCTCTGGCTATAGAACTCAGTATGATGTGGCGGTGTTCGCCACGATACTCTCCACCGCCGGCAATCATGCTTCCTTGTTGGAACTTGGGATTGGCGGAAAACATAAAGTCTGCTTGTACGAACCCGTTGCCACTATCACCGTTGATAGGCACCTTCCAATGCACATTGTCGCCGCTGAGTTTGATATTCTCTTTGCCGAACTGTGCAATCAACTTGTCAGCAAATGCTCTTTTGTCTACTTCATTGGCATCCACGCTAAGGTCTAGATCGCCGGAACTGTTGCGTTCAAATGTGCCATCTGGATCTTCTTTGCGTCCAGTGGTGCCTAACCACTTCACTGGCTTTTTATCGTCTAGATCTTTCTCTTTGGTAAAGTCCAGTCCTGTGATCTTTTCGATGTAGTCCACCGTGCTTTCTACATCTGCAGTGGCGATACGCTGTGTCAGGGGCTGTTTGTCTGGGCCTTTGAACACATTGCCGCCTTCTAGTAGTTTACTCTGATTCATTTAACGGTCTCTTGGTTCTTTTGGATTCGGCGATCTTGCGTATGCCGCGAGTGAATTTGGCAGGATCCTGCCCACGTATGGCATTTAACAGTCTACGTTCTAGTTCATCCGCTTGTTCTGCTGTATAGTGTTTTTTCAACGTTTCCAGCAGATTAATAGCTGAATTGATGATGTTAGTGGCACGACTCTCAAACAGTTCATCCTTGTTACGGATTTCTGCCAGTTCATTTAATTCCTGCAGGATCGATCTTGTTTTTAGTTTCATGTGCCTTTCCTAGTCTAGTATTTACCCTCTACGCATCATTTGATATTATACACTGTTTGTTCTATTTAATCAAGTTGTAACACTTCTCATGGTAAATACTGAGTAGGAACAACAGTGACTACACACATACAGAGGAAACAAATGAAATATCTATCAGAAAAGATGCAGTCTATCCTAGAACGTTTAAGTGAAATGTTCCCAGGATCTAGTTATCAATCAAGTCTAGATGCGTATCTAGCAGACAAAGGCATTACCGATGCCGCACAGTTGGAAAACTATATCAGTCAATTCAACTACAAAAAGGAAACTTATCTATGAAAAACTTCTTAAACACCATATACGACATTTGCCTATCAATTGGACAAACTAGAGCGGCATGTGCGTTGGCTCGCGTGGGCCGATACGAAGAAGCCAAAGCCTTGATGACCAAGTAACTTGTTGCATCGCAAGATATATACACTATGAACTTGGTTTATATACACGGTGCCAATGCCACCAGCGAAAGCTTCAACTATATTAGGACTAAATTAGGTAGTGGCATAGATATCGACTATGATAGTCGTAATGGCTTTGAAAACAACCTAAAATTGATGCAAATGCAGTTGGAAGACGTTGATAATATTGCATTTGTAGCACATAGTTTGGGTGGCATATATAGCTTGCATTTAGCTAACATCATGCCCAAACAGGTATTGGGTGCTGTTACACTGAGTACTCCATATGGTGGAGCAGAAGTAGCAGATTATGCTCAATACTTTTTACCATTCAGTAGGCTCATGCGTGATATTGGGCCCAGCAGCTGGGCCATGCGGGAAGCAGCCAAGATCAAAGTGCAGCATCCTTGGTGCAACGTGGTCACTGTACAGGGTCGCAGTCCTCTCATAGTTGTGGCCAACGACGGCGTGGTTAGCATTCAAAGCCAGCGGCACCATGCAGATATGGAACTGATTGATGTTGACTATAACCACTATGAAGTGGTGTTGGCAGAACCCGTGATCGAGATCATCCGTGAACGGATAAACAGAATCAGAAAATAGTTGTTTTTTTCTTGTTAAGCATATATAATAAACTAACAGCGAAAAAGAAGTAGCTGCTAGACACAGACATTACACACAGGAGATTATTATGTCAGAAATTTTTACAGCACCAAAACTACCAGAAGTTAAATTCAACA